TGCGGGTCGGCAAGGAGTTCATCTACCTGCCAAACGACGGGCAGATCGATGTTGTCACCTCGTCGGCGCAGTCCCGCCTCGGGCAGCCGGTGACGTTCGTCCTCCAGGACGAGTCCGGGCTGTACACCAAGGTCAACGGCATGACGAAGGTCGCTGACACGCAGCGCCGCGGCGTGGCCGGCATGGGTGGTCGGTCGATGGAGACCAGTAACGCCTTCGACCCGAACGAGATGTCGCAGGCGCAGCTGACCACCGAGGCCGCGGCGAAGGACATCTTCCGGTACCACCGCAGGCCGCCAGCGAACCTCAGCTACCGCAACAAGGTCGAGCGCCGTCAGATCCACAAGTACGTGTACACGGGCTCTTGGTGGGTCGACATCGACGCCATCGAGGCCGAGGCCGCCGAACTGTTGGAGCGCGACCCAGCCCAGGCGGAGCGGTTCTACGGCAACCGGAACGTCGCCGGCCAGGGCACCTGGTGCGAGGCCGACAAGTGGGAGATGAAGGCAAAACCGGTCGAGGTGCCGAAGGGCACGCCGATCTGCCTCGGCTTCGACGGGTCGGACACCGACGACTGGACTGTCCTCCGCGCGGAGACGCGCGAGGGCTACCAGTTCACCCCGACCTACGGGCCCGACCGCCGGCCGTGCGTCTGGAACCCCGCCGACTTCGACGGCCAGGTACCGCGACTCGAGGTCGCGGCCGCCATGGACGAGGTGTTCGAGTTCTACCGGGTCGTGCGGATGTACGCCGACCCGCCGGACTGGAAGACCGAGATCGACGACTGGGCAGCCGAGCACGGAGAGAAGCGGGTCCTGCGCTGGGAGACATACCGGATCGTCCAGATGCACGCGGCGACCGAGCACCTGCTCGTCGACATCAACAAGGCCGACTCGGACTTCACCCACGACGGCTGTCCCTACACCGCGGTGCATGTGCGGAACGCGCGCAAGGCGGCCCGGCCGCAGGGCCGTTATGTCCTCGCCAAACCGAGTCAGGCACAGAAGATCGACGGCTGCATCAGTTCGATCCTCGCGCACGAGGCGGCCGGCGACGTCACCGCTGGCAAGCTCTGGCCCAAGCCCCGCCGCAAACTCGTCGTCATGTCCTGAGGGGAGCGCCGTGGCCCTCCCCGACAGCCCTCTCGACTGGGTTGGCCGCCTGTCGCGCCAGCACGACGTGGAACTGCCGAAGCTCCGTGCCCTGAACGACGAGTACGAGTTGTTGTCGCCCCGGTCCTACATGCACCCGGAGATCTTCCGGGAGATCGGCGACCGCCTGCAGCAGGTCGTGATCGCGTGGCCGCAGCTGGTCGTGGACTCCGTGGAGGAGCGACTCGACCCGGAGGGCTTCCGCCTGCCTGACCAGGACTCCGGCGACGACGAGTTGTGGAAGGTATGGCAGGAGAACAACGCCGACGAGGGCTCGCAGTTGGGCCGGGTCGACGCGTTGGTGATGAAGCGCTCCTTTGTCTGCGTCGGCGCGGGCGACGACCCGGATACGCCGCTGATCACGTTCGAGTCGCCGCTGGAGATGTACGCGGACATCGATCCGCGCGACCGCACTGTGCGGGCCGCGCTGCGCCGGTGGGTGGACCCGGAGGCTTCGCCGTCTCTCCCGAGCGGGCCACAACTTATCACCAGCCATGCTGGCGTGCGGTACGCGACCTTGTACCTGCCGAACTCGACGCACTGGTTCGAGAACGGCACTGAGGTCGACCGCGACGAGCATTCCCTCGGGGCTGTCCCGGTGACGCCAGTGGTGAACCGGGCCCGGTTGACGGACTGGCTGGGCCGGTCGGAGCTGGGGCCGGTCCTACCGTTGGCGCACGCCGCGAACAAGATCGCGACGGACATGATGGTCGCCGCGGAGTTCGTGGCCCTGCCGCTGCGTGGCATCTTCGGCATCGGTCCGCAGGACATCGAGGACGCGTCCGGGAACAAGATGACCGCCCTACAGGCCATCATGGGTCGGTTGCTGACGTTCCCGGACGAAGACGGCACCGCCAAGCATTTCGAGTTCGCCTCAGCCAACCTGGCGAACTTCCACGACAGCATCAACCAACTGGCCCGGCTGGTGGCTTCGATCGCCGGCCTGCCGCCGCACTACCTCGGGCTGACGACGGAGAACCCGCCGTCGGCGGACTCGATCCGGTCGGCGGAGATGCGGCTGGTGAAGAGGGCCGAGCGCAAGCAGGTGCCGTTCGGCGGTGCCTACGAGCGGACGATGCGACTGGTGAAGCGGTTCCAAGACGGCGACTGGGATCCGCGGTACCGGCGGCTGGAGACGATCTGGCGGGACCCGTCGACGCCGACGATCGCGCAGAAGGCCGACGCGGCGGTGAAGCTGAACAACCTGCCGAAGCCGATCGTGCCCCTGCGGCAGACCCGCGAGGACCTCGGCTACACCGACGCGCAGATCGCGCGGATGGAGACCGAGGACAGCAAGGCCGCGGCGCAGGACCCGTTGGCGCAGATCGCGGACCAGTTGTCGCAACGGCCCGGCGCGCTCAGTGCCGCAGCCGCCTGAGTCCGCGCAGCGTCACTACCGCAACCGTCGGGCGCTGACCAACGCCGCCTCGGCGGACGCACGGCGGCGCTGGAGCCTTGTCGACCCGAACAACATCGCCGCCTCCTGGACCCGCCAGTCCGCGGCCCTGACGGTCACGGTGTCCGGCGCGCAGGCAGCGGCGGCAACGTCTGCGGACCCCTACGTGCAGGCCACCCTGGCGGCGCAGGGCGCACCCGGCACGACCGAGTACGCGGTGGCCGCGATAGCCCTCGCCGGAGTCACTGCGGACGGCAGGGACCTGCGGTCGCTGCTGTTCGAACCCGCGATCACCTCGCTCATGGCGATCAAAGACGGTCAGGACACGTCGAGGTCCCTGGCGGCCGGACTGTCGCAACTGGACACCATCGTCCGCACCGAGGTCGCGGACGCCGGTCGGACCGCTGATCAGATCGCGACCACCACCCACGGCGCGGACGGGTATGTCCGGCTCACGGTCGGGCCGACGTGCAACCGGTGCCTGATCCTGGCCGGTCGCTGGTACCGGTTCTCGACCGGGTTCGAACGGCACCCGAACTGCGACTGCGTGATGGTTCCCGCAACCGAGGACGCCGAGCCGCTGTCGTCGCCGGAGGCGGTGTACGCGGACCTCACGCCGGAGGAACGCACCAAGGCGGGCTGGTCGCAGGCCGAGCAGAAGGCCATCAACCTGGGCGCGGACATCATCCAGGTCACGAACATCCACCGCCGAGGTTCGCTCTACACCGCCGGTGGGCGGCAGTTCACCCGCGAGGCCGCCGGCAAGCGTCCGCGCATCACTCCGAGGCAGATCTTCGAAGAGGCCGGCGACAACCGTGCTGAGGCGATCCGGCTGCTGAAACTCCACCGCTACATCCGCTGAGGGGGTTTCATGGCCCTGCATCCGGGCGAGCGCCGAGGCGCCAAGGGCACCGATCTGGGCGGTCAGTTCATCGGTCCCAAGTCCATCGCCAAGTTCCTCGTCAAACTCCTGAAGCCGGAGCACGAGCACAAGCCGGGCGAGCCCGAGCCGGACATCCGCCGTTCCATGGGCCGCTTCACCACGGCCGGTGGTTCGGTCATCTCGGCGCACCTGCCTTCCCGCAAGCCCCGCCCGGACGACCGGGTCGTCGACACCCGCGACGAGCGCCGTCTCGGCACGGTCGCCACGGTGGACCACGCCGCCGGCACGATGCGGGTCCACTGGGACGACGGCACGCACGAGGTCCGCCCGCAGCAGTCGGTCACACCGCCGATCCATGACCCGGCCCGGTCGTTCGACGCGCACCCGCTGGCCACGTCGCCGGCCGCGCGGAAGATGGCCGCAGCTGCCCCCAAGGCGCCGGTGGACCGGTACCGCCAGCACCTCGCCGACGAGGTAGCGGCCGGCCGGGTTGATTCACACACGGCGGCTTCGGCGATGCGCGCGGCACAGGGCGACCACATCGCCGCCGCCCAGTCCCACGTGGATGCCCTACAGGCACCGGCCGGGCCCGCTGACCCGTGGCAACAGAACGTGGACGGCGTCAACGCGCTCCTGGCGGGAGTGTCGAGCGCGGATCTGTCTCGAATCGCTCGCGATGCTGGAATCCAACTCGGACGCGATCAGTCGGTCGATGACCGCCGCGACACCATTGCCCGCCATATGGCCAGCTTCGGCTCTAGCGACGACGCCCCCGGCGAGATACGCGACGCGATGGAGCGGTTGAGTATCGCCCCGAAGAAGGCCGCACCGAGGACAGCATCGACCCCCCGATCCGAACGGACCGACAATGAACGGTTCGGCGGCGTCGGCAAGAAGGCACTTCCTCCATCGAAGTCAGCGTCTCCGAGAGCTGAGGCCGTAGCGACCGACCCTGCCCTGACCAACGCGGAGAAGCGGTCCCGGCTCAAGGCCATGGGCATGACCCCCGAACAGGTCGACTCGCTCGTACCCACGGGAGCGAAGAAGGCCGCCAAGGCTTCCCCCGCAGCAGCGAAGATGGCGCGAGGGAAAGCAGCGGTACCCGTGTCGATCACCGCCGGGGAGTTGTCGGCCATGACCAGCCGGGAGCAGGGCCACGCGGCGGTGGCCTCGCTCAGTAAGACCGAACTCGTCGCCATGGCGCGAGAGCTACACATCGCCCGGCCGACGACCATGAAGGCGGACGACCTCCGCCGCGAGATCGTCGACGCGACGATCGGCCGTCAACTCGACTCGATCGCGACGCGCGGCTTCCGGGGCGACATCCACTCGCCTGAGCCCCCCGCCGTTGGTCTCGCCGCCACCCCCGGCCACTCCCCGTCCGCGCCCTCCCACTCTCCTGCTGTAGCGAAGATGACCAGGGCCAAGGCGGCACCGAAGGCGGCCAAGGCGGTAGTGCACACGCCGACCCGCGCCCAGCTCAACGCACTTCCGAGCCGCGAGGCCGGCCACGAGGCGCTGCAGGGCTTGAGCAAGGCGCAGCTCGTGTCCATGGGGCAGGAACTCTCGATCCCCGGAGCCAAGGGCATGAGCGCCGTCAAGCTACGCGCGGCGATCGTCGAGGCCACCACCGGTTACACGCTCGACTCGCAGGCCATCCGCAGCCTCCAGTCCGTACGTTACTGACCCATCCCCGTTCCAACCGTCCTCACCGGACGGTCCGTCACCACGCCCGGAGGTGATGCCAACCAATGCCAGGAAGCCATCTGTTCAACAGCAAGGCCCAATGGCGTTGGTTACAGCGCCTTCGCCACGCATCAGCCCTGGGCCCGCCGCCACGCAGAAGCCACTGAGGTCCGAGGCGGATTCCACGCCCTACCGCCCCGCAAACGCCCGCCGAACGCCGGCCGCGCCGTGAAGGCGTTCCTCGGCCCCGGCCACTAACCCCCGAGTGCTCCAGGAGGGCACCTTCATGACCGAACCTGTCCAGCCGACGCCAGGCGCGCCGGTTGAACCACCCGCACTAACCGCAGCGCCTACCGCGCCGCCCGCCGTCAGCGTGCCGCCGTGGGAGCGCGACGGACAACCCTTCGATCCCGCCCGCGCGTGGGCGATGATCGAGAGCCTTCGCGAAGACGTGGGCAAGTCGCGTACCGGCGCCAAGGCCCAGGCGGCCGAGGAAGCCAAGCGAGAGGTGGCCGCACAGGTCGCCAAGGCGCTCGGCATCGCGGGCGACGAACCACCCGACCCGGCCGAACTGACCCGGCAGATCTCCATCGCGCAGGACCAGGCATGGACCGCCGCCGTGGAGCTGCAGGTGTGGCGTGTCGCCGGCGAGCACGGTGGCGACCCCGGTTCGATGCTCGACTCGATGGCGTTCATCGCCTCGCTCGATGACCTCGCCGACCTTGACCCCCGCGGTCAGGAGTTCCGCGAGCAGTTGAAAGCCAAGGTCCAGGCGGCCGCGGCGAAATACCCCGCACGAAGTGGCACCGGCCAGGCGTCGACACCACGGCCCGACCCGTCGCAGGGCGCCAAGCCGCCCACCCGCGTACGGGCGACATCACTCACCGAGGCCGTTGCCAACCAGCGCAAGCAGCTGGCCGGCTGATCACGTAACGGAGTAACAATCCCATGGCAATCACGCTCGCTCAGGCGGCGGTGAACACCCTCAACGACGTCGACTTCCAGGTCATCGACAACCTCCGTCGGTACAGCTGGTTGTGGGATCACGTCCCGTTCGACGACTGCGTGTCCCCCGGATCTTCGGGTGCCACGCTCACCTACGGCTACACCCGGCTCACGACCGCTGCCGGCGCTGACTTCCGTAACCTCAACTCGGAGTACTCGCCGACCCAGGCGGTCCGGACCCGCTCCACTGTGGACCTCAAGCCGCTCGGTGGCTCGTTCACCCTGGACCGGGTGCTGTCCAACCTCGGGCCGCAGCAGACCAACGAGATCGCGTTCCAGCTGTCCCAGCTGACCACGTCGAGCATCGTCCGGTTCCAGCAGGAGCTGGTGCTGGGCGACACGGCGGTGGACGCAAAGGGCTTCGACGGTCTGTCGAAGTCGCTGACCGGTACCAGCACGGAGAAGACGGCGAACTACGTCGCCGGCACCAACGACTGGACCGCGGCGACCGTCGCCGGCAACCTGGCCACCGCGAACAAGCTGCTCGACGAGCTCGACGACTTCCTGTCGCTGATCGTCCCGTCGCACATGGGCTCCGGCGACATGTCGGCTCCCGGTGCGATCCCGCCCGGCGTCAAGGCGCTGCTGGGCAACACCAAGATGATCGCCCGGCTGCGGTCGGTCGTGCGGACCGCCGGTTCGTACACCAACGACAAGGACGACCTGGGTCGTCAGGTCGAGATGTACGGCAACTGGGTGATGATCGACATCGGTGACCGCTCCGACGGCTCCGCACCGATCATCCCGACCACCTCGAACACGACCGACCTGTACGCGGTCACGTTCGGCCTCGACGCGTTCCACGGCGTCAGCCCGTCCGGTGTGCCACTCGTGCAGACGTGGCTGCCCGACTTCGCGCACGCCGGTGCGCTGAAGTCCGGCGAGCTGGAGATCGGCCCGCTGGCCATGACCCTGAAGAACACCAAGGCGGCCGGAGTCCTGCGGTCGATCAAGGTGACCTGATGGCTACCTACCTCGTCCGGACTCCTGAACCGGACTACACCGGCATGGTCGGCAACATCGCGTTCAACGGTGGTGTGGCGACCGTGGAGGGCAACCTCCAGATCGTCGACGGCGCGCCTGTTCTGGACCAGGACACGGCGCCGGTCGAGTTCCACCACATGGTCAAGGTCGGCTACATCATCGAGCCCGTCGCCCCGGCGAAGAAGGCCGCGCCCAGCAAGGAGAACCAGTCATGAGCGAGCAGCTCGGCGTTTTCGAGGGCATCGTTCGTGATGTTCTCGCACCCTGGTCGACGAACATCCCGGCCTCGCCGTCCACGTTCTACCGGGCGAACCTGCCCCGGTTCGGGTGCTACGACTCGGTGTCCGACTCGGGTTCGGTGGCCCTCACTACGCAGGTGATGACCGCCGTCCCGCTGAAGCTGGTGGCCGGTGACGTCATCACCAGCATCAGCTACTTCGTGGGCACCACCGCGGCGGGCACCCCGACCAACTCGTGGGTGGCGCTGTACTCCAACGCGGCCACACCGGCGCTGCTCGCGCAGTCGGCGGACGCCACGTCAGGTGCGTTGGCGGCGAACACCAAGCAGACGATCGCGTTGGCCACGGCGCAGACCATCACCAAGACGGGCATCTACTGGGCCGCGATCATGGTGAAGGCCACGACCGTCCCGACGCTGCTCGGCGTGCTGGCGGTCCCGCCGATCGTGACCGGTGAGATCAACCTCGCGGTCACCTCGGGCGCGGCCCTGACCACCACGGCGCCGGCCACCCTGGCTTCGCCCACGGTGAGCCGGTTCGTGCCGTTCGTCGTCCTCACCTGATCCACCCCGGCGAGGCGAGGGAGACCCATGGCGGACCAATTCGCGACCCTGCAGGATCTGGCCGACTCCATGCAAGTCTCCCTCGCCTCACTGAACACCGGCACCGCAACGCTTCTGCTGGAGACCGCCACCGCCGCTGTGCAGGAGGCGGCGCGGCAACGGATCCTTCAGGTAGTCGGTGACACCTGCTCGATCCTGTCCACAACGGACTCGTGGTTGGATCTGCCGCAGATCCCCGTCACCGCCGTCACCTCGGTGGTCCTCGACGGGATCACGTTGACGCTGAACACCGACTACAAGGTGTTCGGCAACCGGCTGTGGCGGCAGTGGGGCTGGCAGAACAACATGGGCTGGTCGTGGGGCTGGGACTGGAACTGGCGGCCCAGCTACGCCGCGGACGGCACCCCGTACACCAGTCAGGCCCCGTCACTGTCTGTCGTCACCTACACCCACGGGTATGCGGCAGGCGCTCAGGAACTCCAGCTGGCCCGCGGCGCGACCCTTTCGCTGGCCAAGGGTGTGTACGTCAACCCGTCCGGCGTGCAGTCGGAGTCCATCGACGACTACAACGTCGCGTACACCTCGTCGCGTGCCCTGTCGGCGCAGATGGAGTTGGCGCCGCACGTGAAGGCGGCCATCCGGCGGCAGTATGCCCGCCGTGGCGGGCTGGTCCGGGTCGGATGAGCCGGGCGTCGGTTCTTGCGCGGGCACGGGCGTTCGCGCTCGCCGGCTTTTCCGACACCTGCACGGTGAAGCGGGTGTCCGCTGTGGACACGAACGCGCTCACCGGCGGCGTGACGAAGTCCTACCAGACGCTGTACTCGGGCGTCTGCCGCGTGCAGACCTCCGGTGGTCCAGCCGGGCAGATAGACGTGGGGCAGGCCGCGCCGCGGTCGTCCTCGGCGACGCTGCAGCTACCGGTGGTCGGGTCCGAGGGCATCCGCCCGGACGACATCGTCACCGTCGTCACCTGCGTCAACGACACCGAACTGGTGGGCCGCATCTACCACGTGGTCGGCGAGCACCACGGCTCGCAGAAGTCGGCCCGCCGACTCGCCCTGAACGAGGTGATCTCCTGATGGGCGTCACCGTTGTTGGCCTGGACGAGTTGCTTCATGACTGGGAGACGCTGCAGGAGCGCGCCGACAAAGAGTTCCCGAAGGTCGTCCACCGCGGCGCCAGCAACATCAAGCGTGACTGGCGGGCCAGTTGGGACGCCATCAAGCACGAGCCGACCAGCATCCCCCACCTGGTGCACGGAATCGGCTATGACACCGACTTCCGCAGTCCACATTGGTCGGCCGAGATCGGTGTCGCCGAGACCAACAGCCAGGCACCGCTGGCGCACCTGATCGAGTTCGGGTCGGTCAACAACCCTCCCTACCCGGGC